AAGCGGCGCTTTCCATTGCTTTACGACCTTCTTGAGCCAATAATCCTGCACCTTGAGTATCACCAATGTTGGAAAGCTGACGAATACCATTGGCAATGGATTCAGGATTGGTGAAATCTATGGTTTTGCCTACCTGTTGACGAGCAGAAATAATCTTCAGCATTGGGTCTTCAACGCCCAAAGCACTTCCAATGCCCTGACCAGCCATGTAAGCGCCAGCCTGAGTCATTGCTCCGGCACGTTGCAAAGGAGACAACTGTTGCATGGCAATGGCATCTTGCATCGCCTGACGATTCATCTGCTGTTGGTACATCTCTGGAGAGACACCAAACAGGCTTCCAACAATATCTGTTGCCATTCTTTACTCCTTAGATGAACAGTCCAATGTCTTGATTTCCATACGCAAGACCAGTACCAAATCCTGATCCACCAATGGCTGTATTAGCCAAAGATGATTGAGCGCCACTGCCAAGCAAACCAATACCGCTACTTAGTAATCCACCCAATCCTTGACCAATCAAGCCAGAGGCCAATGGGCTAGAACCCAAGCCACCAAGAATATTACCCAAGGCACTGTAAGAGGTTGCAGGATACATGGCTTGAGCAGCACCCAAATTACCTTGTAATCCAAGGTATCCAGAGCGATAACCAGCACCAGAACTCAGTTGACCAAGGTTGCTAGACAATCCCAAAGGTTGTTGTGCTTGGGTTTCCAAACCGCTCACACCAGACAAATACTGGGCAAATGGAGCCAAAGCCGCTTGTTGACCAGCATAAGTCTGTCCAAGCAACCCTGCGCCTTGACCAAACAATCCTGTGCCAAATGCCAACTGTTGCTGACCGGCCTGTTGAGCATTAGCCGCCAACTGAGCATTTTGTTGGGCAAGAGCGTTGTAATAGGCTTGCAGTTCAGGGTTTGCAGCACCCAACTCACCACCTTGAGCTACTGACAACCCTGCACGACCCGTCTTTTGTAGACGATTGCGAATGGTTGCCAACTGACGCTCACGCTCGGGTTGCAACAATGCCTGTTGGCTCTCCATGTATTTCTGGGCAACTTCTTGGGGAGATTGAGCCAGATATTGCTGACCAAGACCAAATAAGCCTTGAGCCGCACTCGTCAAAGGCGCATATTGAACTTGAGCCTGTTCTGCCTGTGTCAATCCAGTCCCTGCCAAGCCCATCAAGCGGTTTTGCAATGCTTGGAACTCAGGAGAAGTGGTATATCCAGCAGCCTCTAGTTGACCAGTTTGGGGATTGACTTGGAACTGAGATGTGCCAAATCTCGTCGTAATACCAATTGGTCGGAACTGAGCTTGAACAGCAGCTTGTTGACCAGCGGCACGAAGTTGATCGGCAAGTTGTTGCCTTGCAGCAACATCCTGTTGACCAGCAACTAAACCACCAGCACCAGACAATAGACCGCCAACGGTTTGAGGTGAAAATAAGTCAGCCATAATTTGATTCCCCAAAAATCTTTGCAAAAGGTTCTGACCAAAACCACTTTGAGTCGTTTCGCCAGTTAAAACTCCACCAGTATCTGAAGCAACAGTCCCTTGTGTTGCCCCAGGAAATGCTCCTTCACCCTGTCCAGCCATCAATCCAGCATCAGTAGGAGCAGATAAAGTAGGAGGAACAGAAACAGCCTGGAGTCCAGAATCTGAAGCAACAGTTCCTTCCGTTAATCCTGGAAAAGCACCTTCACCTTGACCTGTGAGCAATCCACCAGTTGTGTTACTAGCAGGCGTAGGATTCAAAATAGGCGTTTCAGGTATGGTCGCAGATAGTCCAGAAGATAAAGTCTGTGCGCCAGCATCAGAAGCAACAGTTCCAGCGGTAGCACCTGGGAAAGCACCTTCTCCAGCACCAGATAACAAACCACTAGTCGTTGTCTCAGTGGCAACGGGACTTGGAAGACCAGCAGCGCCAGCAGTTACAGCAGCAACAGTTGCCCAACCACCAGGAATCTCGTTGTTGACAAAATCATCAACTTGAGAACCTACGCTTTTAACTGTGTCAACAGCACCAGAAACAATGTCGCCAACACCAGAAGCGACATCGCTGACTGCTTCAAGGGTTGAACTTACTGCTCCCATACCTCTGCCTTCCAGTTGTAAGGTTTCATATCAGATTCTTCAACATTGACGCCAAGAATCTTGAGCATTCTCAAAATCTCTTTGTTGTCAGCACGACCATACACATACTTAATCCCACTGCCAACAATCTTGTCAATAAAATCCTTCAAAGAGCGCATCAAAGTCTTGGCAGACTCGACAGTAAACAGATGCAACTCAACCTTGCCTTCGCCAATCTTCTTTAAAATCAGCACAGAATCACCAGACTGAAGCATGATGGCATTCTTGTCAGATAACTGCTTAGAAATGCTCGCAAGAAGTCGATCAGGGTCAACCCTGTTCCTGATGGCATCTTTTCTGATGATTTCAGAAGGCTTCATGTTCACACAGTCCCGTTGGCAATCACATTACCAATCACAGTCAAGTTACCAGAACCATCAATCTTTGCCACGTTCGTTCCGCTAGAACGGATATAGAGTACACCAGCAGTCTCTACGAACGAGAAGTTAGTAAAAACACCATCTAACTTAGTCGAGATGGCGGTTGCAATGTTGTTGAACTCAGTGTCAATCTCTGTTCCACGAACAATCTTGTTTGAGTTGCCAGGAGACAGTGCATCCTTAGCGGCAAAGTTAGTTGTCTTACTGTAATTTGACATGATCAGTTCCTTACATCACTTTGCCATTCTTGGCATGAATCTCAATCTTTTGGAAACTCAACGGATTGCCATTGATTTCCGCTTCGTAACCAGTCTGAACAACCTTTCCTGAGCCGTTGGCAGCAGCCACCAAGCGCTGAATCGCAATACCAGCAGAGTAATAGGCCACAGGAGAGCCATTAGAGCCATACTCAGCAATGCCATACTGGGCAATAGACTGAGTGGGAATCAAGATGTTCTCTGAATGGAAGTCGCCCGTGAAGTCATATGCCCACTTGATCGTTACATACTGGTTTGAACCGCCAATGACAGTCAAAATCACCTTCTTTAAGATACTGGTTACAGTTGGCTCACCCAAATCAGTGTGATTTGTGTTGTACTGCATCCGATAAGTGGATGTATTGTCGTTGTATCCAGTATGAGTGCCCAAATAACCATCCTTACCAATGTAAAGAGTTCCATTTTGGCTTGTCATCAGTGCTTTAGGCGTGATGGAATCCCATGTGGTCACACGAGATGAGCCATCTTGCATCATTGCTCTCATGTCAAAGCAATACACCAAACTCAAGTTAGGTATTGTCAGCAAATAGAAAGCATCAGTAGGCGAGTAGACTGCATTGATATTGGCAAGAGTCTCAGTAGCCAACGCATTGATCAGATCGTTACGAACATTCTTAGATAAATCACGGAATGGTGCAGATTTCTCAGCAATCGTCCTCAAAACAGAACGAACACCAGTAGAAGACAGGAAAACAAGATCAGTGCCTGTATAAGCAACAGAGTCTCTTGTGATGCAACCAATACCAGTCACCACATCGTATAAGACCATAGTGGCAGGGTCATCAGCACCACTGTAAATCAGGATGTTGTTCTTACCAAAGATGAACAAGAATCCATTATGGAATCCAAGAGCTTCGATGGTATCTGCACCATTGGGCCAAACTGTATGCGTGTCAAGTGTTCCAGAAGAACCGCCACCATACTTTTGATGCTGTTTTGTATCAGACCACTGAACTGTTATTTTGTCAGTCGCAGTGTTTGCGTTCCATAGACGACCAGCAGCGGAAATCACACAATTTGCCTGTTGAACAGTTCCAGTGTATCCAGTTGCTTCGCTGACTCGTTTATAAGTCGTTGTAGACACAGACGGATCAAATTGCAATGGGTCATGTCCAATTTGGAACAATGTTAAAACACCATCCAAGTTAGCCATCTGCCAGTTGTTTGCAGTAATGGTTGGGGCAACACCTCCCCCCCCATAGGTCAGCGTCACCAAAGAAGTGCCGCTCAACTTAAATAACTTATTGTTGCCAGCACAGATGATGTAAGTA